AAACGTGATTGCCAAGACAGTGTAGGATGTTCAGAGGTATTCACAGGTGATACTATTAAAATGGATGCTACCGGCGAAAGTGCCAAAGTTACGCTGTATGGATTCTAAGATGTGTGTAGAACATGGCATCTGAGCTGTGTATAACAAAAGATGCCCTTTTACAAAAACCTCAAGCAGGGCTAACCTATCCTTCTACAGCCCAAGAAACTCCCCCTTTTACAATCAACGGAGCCCCTTTAACAATCGCTCCACAAAGTCTAAAAGGTCTCACAGAATTCGTACGTCTTCCTAAAGCTACGAAAGATACAAGTAACTTGGATTCCTATTTTGCCGAGGATAACTATTATACCGTAAATCTAGCAACTGAGAATATTCTGGGAGCAGACCCCAATACTACACTAAGATTTCAGAATCAAACGTATACGGTAAAGTTCATAGCGATACATGCCCCTATATGGCCTGATGCTTCTAAAAGCAGTCAATTAAGTGCATTATTTGTATCAGCAACTGGCCATTTTTTCCATATATGTATACCTATTACTTATGATGGAACGGAAAAAACTGCCAACCCCTTTCTAAATTCCTGGCTGAGACAACCTGCAAAGATGCCTGCAGGTTTTACTATGAATCAACTCTTAAATTTTGGAGATGCGACAACGAACGTAGAATTCGCAACTCTGGAGTACTGTCTCTTATACAACCGCGAAGCTATTCTAAAACCCTATACATTCTGCATGTTCAAGACTCCGCTAAAGGTTGTACAAAGCACATTGCCTGAATGGTTAGCGAAAGATCTCAGTCTAACTAAGCCTCAAAAGCTGCCATCCCCACAAGCAACCTTTAACACATACCGCAGAAAAACGTTTGATGATATTTTTAACTACTTCATGCGTGGAGTAATTAATGTCTATGTATATAAAACTCCCGACCCGTATTTAATTGGAAAAGAGGCGCATTTTGATAGTACGAGAACGCAGAATGCTACAATCCCTTCTTATTTCCAAGTGAAAAACCGAGTTCTCTTGGGAACTAAGCCTCCTTCAATAAATACAAATAATCCCGAGAATCTTGTACGGACTTTGAATAATGTAAAGTGTTATCCTATTGACTTGGCTACACAAGTGGATGAAAATGGAAATATATTTATTGACGAGACTACGAACCAACCGATAAATATAGGAAGTGTTGTTTCTGATGCAAGTGGTAGTGACATTTACTTGGATATATCAGCCAACCCTGTTGCACAAGACCAGAGTGAAAGTTGGATTCGTTTTATAATTGCATTTACGATTATATTTTTGATACTTCTTACAATAATTATTGTCCTAGTGGTGTTTTTGTTTCGTGGGACTTCTTATGCGGCTGCATCTGCTGCTGCAGTAATAGTACCATCTGTTGCTTCGGCTTCGCTTACACCTGTTGCTTTGTCCTCGCTTACACCTGTTGCTTCGCTTATACCAAACAGCCCATAATTCTACATACAATCTGTAGATGAGGGTCAGTCTAAGCTGGCTAGGAGTATTCTTAATATCTGTATTCCTCCTATATTTCATAATCTACGGATACAATGTCTATGAAACATTCCAGAATCATAAGGACAGTCTAGAAGGATTTCGAGTACAGGAGTATACCTCTGACTTACAAATTACGCGATGCCCGGCAGGTTCTGAATCATTTATCAATGATAAAGGAATCACCCTATGTTGCGAGGGGAGTGTTATGAATGGGAAATGCGATGCTAATTCGTTCTGCTCTTTATCTGAATCTATCGACTCTTTACCAAACTGTACTCAGTGGGTGGAGGCCTATCTTGAAGAAAAAGGTGCTAAAAGGTGTCCTGCTTCTTTACCTAAGTACTATGAATCCGCTGATAAAAAGGTTCGTGGATGTACATCTGGAAATCGTAAGAAGGATGGAAGTGATATACTGAACAAAGACCAAAAGTTCTGTCGTCTATATTCTAAAAAGACCGATGATGAATCAAAGGTCGATAGTTGTACAAATATAAAATTACTAGAAAAAGCTCAGTGTTTTAAGAGTCTTGGTGCTCAATCCAATAAATCGCTGCAAAACTACGGAAACACTCCCGCGCTTGTACAGTGCAGACTACAAAACAAGATTTCATACCCGAATTCTTGTTTTACTGATGAAACTCTTGTACGCTATTTTGAACACTCTATGCCTGGCAAGGGAGTCAGTATACTCAACTCGTATAAGCAAGACCCTTCGATGAGTAGTTTTATATGCTCTTCCTTTGACCAAGATGTAAAGAGTGGCATAATTTCATTAACAGACCCTTCACCTCAGCAAATCGCGAATACGACTGGGGTGGAAAGAAAGAAAACGCTCAGGAAGAAGTACGAAAAAATCTGCAAGACTTTATAATAAGTTCTTTGACTTATAAAATGCAGGTGCTGTCGCCATCAATGGTCCCACAGGGATACGAGGGATACTGTCTTTCAAGTCATTGGCTTTCTCATATTCTTTTACAGCTGTTGTTTCTCCATGAGTTTCAACAACTGTGCGTCCTGAGGCGGGTACATGCGGGGTGTCAAAGGGGATTCGTTCTTCCTCTCCTTCGAGAGGTGCGGCCTCTCTAGGATATCCATCATAGTGCGCAGAGGAGCCTTGGCTGAGAGGACCATGGGGCTTTTGATTCGGAAACCCAGTCAAGACTTCGTGATTTCTTTCTATCAATAAACTGAACGCTGCTAATAAAGCTAGAAGACCGGGCATATTTCCAAGACGAATTGAATAGGCTACGAAGAGTACAAGTAAGAGTCTTACAAATGTATTTTCAATAAACCCGTACGTTGTTCCGAAGGGAGCTCCTAAGATTATTAAAACCGAAGCAGCCGAGACAACAGTCTCCATCTAATTCTTGCAGAATTAAATTTGATACTCGCTGACAATAAAACTTATCTGTCCCTACAAAAACAAAACAAATGGACTTGCAAACATGCCCCAGAGTTTTGACGCATCTTGGATATGCAATTCGCAAAGATAGTCTCGAACCCCAAGAATCTGTAAAACTTCGGAAAGACTTGACCGTTACTCCGAAGGTACCTGGGAAATTTGCAAAAGAAGGTGAACCCTTTCGTCTTTATAAAGAAAGTGCCTCGCGTTACTATGTTCCGCGTATGTGGGGCGTAGAACACTTTGGTGAACCCTTGCAAAATATATTAGTTGACGGCGAACCTCTTCGCAAAGACTTGCAATTTATTGGAAAACCGTATGAATATCAAGAAAAAATCGTGCAGCAATTCTTGACAGCAGGTGCGAATGGTCTTATCTGTGTTCCGTGTGGCCGCGGCAAGACTTTCATGGCAATTCAGTGCGCGGCTCTTATTGGTCGGCGATTCATGATTATTGTCGATAAAGAGTTCTTACTCCAACAATGGAGTGGTGAATTGAAAGCCTTGATGCCTGGAATCCGGATTGGTGTTATACAAGAGGATAAAAAACAGATTGGAACTGAAACAATATATGCGAAAGAACGCGCGATACCTGAATTGAAAAAGATGGCAAAGGATGCGAATCTGAAAGTTACAGGAACCAAAGAAGAGTTGGTAAAACGCCTGGAAGAAGCAGGGGTTCAAGTTCGCGAGAAACCTGTTACTATTGAATACGACTGTTGTATTGCTATGATTCAGACACTTGTACAAAGAGAGTTTGCGGAAACGGACTTTCGTGGTTTCGGATTCGCTATCTTTGATGAATGTCACCATCTCGGCGCATCGAACTTTAGCCAGGCTTTGACGAAAGTCCAGACAAAGAAAATGCTCGGTTTGTCCGCCACTCCGACAAGGGACGATGGACTTACCAAAGTCTTTGAATGGTTTCTCGGAAAACCAGTATACTGGGAAAAGACAAGAGAAGCAGACCCTGATGTTATTGTTCGCAAGATTACCTTTAACACTGACGATGCAGTTTACTGTAATCTTCCGACAGATGCGCGCGGTGAAACAGTATTGGCAAGACTTTTAACACAGATTGTGAATTGTGAAGAGCGAAACCAGAGAATTGATGAGATTATGCGCGATTTGGTAAAAGATGCAAAACGGCGTATTCTTGTCTTGAGTGAACGTAAGTCACACTTGGAACGTATTGAACAGGGTTTGCGAAAGAATGTAAAAGGGGTGACGATAGGCTACTACATTGGAGGGATGAAGGAGGAGGTGCGTGAAGAAGGTGCACGGACAGCACAGGTTCTTTTGGGGACTTATGCGATGGCGTCTGAGGCGATGAATATCAAGACGCTGAATACCATGGTGATGGCTTCGCCGCGTAAGAAGATTGAGCAAAGCACGGGGCGTATTCTGCGAGTGCGCAAAGATGAGCGCGAAGTGGTGCCGATCATTATAGACATTGTAGATTCTCACGATGTCTATCATAATCAATGGATGAAACGGCGTCAATACTATAGGAAGTGCGCGTATAAGATTGAAGGAGAGGCCAGGAGTAAGGACAAGGACAAGGACAAAACGGAAGAAGACGAAATCATTGAAATAGTACCTGCTTCTGGGGTGTGTTTAATTCAAGAAGACTGAATAGAATGTTATTTAATAATTCTAGACGCAAACCCAAAACCCAGAGTCATTTACATTATGGAACTGCGGCAAAAGCCCGACAGACTTTGAAGTATTTACGGGGAAGGCCAAGAGGAGAACAACGGAAAGGAGCACAAACTATGTATCTTCGTGCAAAGTACCATGCTCATCAAACGAAAAATATGCGTGAAGCTATGAAAGTATATGCAGATTTTTTAGATAAACTAATATAAGATTATAAATGACTAGCTCCGCAGCTCCTTATAAATATGACATAACTGCAAAGTCAGCGATGATGTGGGCGAATTCTGAACTCGAACATGTAGGACGTATTGTCGCTGTCAAGGATAAGCATATCCAACGTTCTTATGCTATGAGCACTCTCAATGGCATGGCTCACTTGAAGGATGCTCTTTTCGAATTAGTGAACGACCCGGCTTACAAAATGCACAAGACTGACTTATTGAAGAAACATGATGAAGTGATTCGCGTAATGAAGCACTTAATCAAGGATTTTAAACTCGACTTAGCAACTATCCGCGCGTTCAACACGGATCATGTATTAAGCAACATGGGTTACTTGAACACAAAAAGAAAGACGCGTAAGAACAAGAAGTAATTATCCTAATAAAATTGCAACTATAATCCCCCCTACTAATATCATAGACCCAACAAACATAAGAGTCCCTATTTTACAGCCGTTAGAGCAGACTCCTTCTTCTTGAGGGGTAAGTACCTGAGGACTTTCGGGAGTAAAACCTATATCTCCTACTTTTACTGTAGTATCCATACTATTCTTTCTTTTTTTATTTATATTCGTTTAAATAAATAAAGGATGCCAATCAACGTTTGTAACTATAAGCGGTTTGCTTGGTCAACTCGCAGAGTTTCGAAGAGTCCCTTCCGCCTGTTGAAAACGGCGAAAAAAGCGGAACGTTTATATAAACAGGGTAAGTCTATAGGATTTACAGCCAGGTCTTCATTAAAGTCTATGGGGCGCATTCCGAGAAGCAGCGGTTGCTATGAACTGGGTGATAAATATAAGAATTTATAGTTTAGAGATGGCTTGTCCTTATGCAAATATATTGGGAGTACGCGGACAGGGATTCCATTCTACACGTATTTTTGGCCTAGCACTAAATGATACCTTAGCAACTATAGTCCTCGCTATAATCACATCGTATTTACTGAAAATAAATCTTCTAGTAAGTTTTGTGGCTTGGTTTGCGATAGGCGAAGTGTTACACTACTTATTTGGCACACATACGGCATTCTTAGAAATGATAGGTATGACTCCTAAATGTACTTGACAACTTTGAAACATGACAAATCCTTGCCGCCGCCATACGATATCGCACTCTGCAGACATTCCTTAATATAGTCCATTTCCCCTAACATAGTCCGTGTCTTGAGAGGTAGAAGTTTCTTTGTCCCCTCAATCCTGTTTTTCTTACCACTTTGAAATACGGAAGCACTTCCCCAGAATTCTTTATAAAGTTGTCCATCTACTCCACGAACAGTGGCTCCAGGAGAGTCGAAAAGAGCTGAGAACATTCCGCCAATCATTACCATGTCAGCTCCAAGTACGAGTGACTTGGCAATATCCCCCGCATCTTTAATCCCGCCATCTGCGATAATCATCGTAGATGACTTAGACTTCCCTTTTGCACAAGCTTCAACAACTGCAGCCTGAATATTACGACTTCCAAATCCAGTCGCATTGAACGTAGTACATGCAGAGCCGGGTCCAATACCTACTTTAATAGCATCAGCTCCCCAGGCCTCCAAATCCTTCACTGCTTCTT